ATATGGCATACAGCCGTGGTTCAAGTAGTAACATCATCGTAGGTGCAGCAGCACTATTTACACATGATGCAGGCCCAATCGGATACGATGTTGATGGTAAGATTACTGACGCTCAAGCAGCAACAGATCTTCCATCATTTGCATCATCAGCAACTTCCTATAAGGATACGTTGTCATCCACAACACCAACAGACTGGACAGATAATTTTACAAACATTGGATACACATCTAATGGTTTAGAACTTGCTTTCCAGCCAGATTTTGGTGATGTAGCAGTAGATCAACTTCTCGACGTTGCTCGTTTATTCAAGCAGGGTATGACAGTTAATCTAAATACATCTTTTGCAGAAGCAACACTAGAAAATCTTCTAGTTGCAATTGCAGGAAATGATTCAGACCTATCAACAGCATCAGGAGCAACAACTCTTAAGATGTCTGCTGGAGATATCGGAGACGTACCTCTAGAGCGTGGTCTTGTAGCAGTAGGACCAGGTTCTGGTTCTTCTCTAGATCCAAAGGAAAGAGTATATGTGGCATACCGTGCACTCTCAATTGAGAATGTAACAGTATCAGCAAAGCGTGATGAAGCAACAATGTTTGAGGTTTCATTCCGTCTTCTTCCAAACGATAATGCGTCTTACGGTAAGATCGTAGACCGCACACTATCAGCATAATACAACTTAATATGAGAGGCTCAATCCTTCGGGGTTGGGCCTTTCTTTTTGGTATACTTGTATAATGGCAACAAAAATATATGAGACTAAAAAAATATCGTTAGTTGACGGTAGGACTATTATTGCTGCTCCATTAAAGATAAAATATTTAAGAGAGTTTTTAGAAATATTTCAAAATATAAAATCATCAAAGACAGATAATGAATCAATATCTACACTTGCTAGTTGTGCTTTAGTCACTATGCAGCAATATTGTCCATCAATTAAAACAATAGATGACTTAGAAGACAATTTAGACTTGCCCACAATTTATGAAATTATTGATATAGCAGCAGGAATAAAAATTAATGATAAGTCAGAAGAGACGGTAAAATCTCAAGCAGTAGATAGCGGATCAACTTGGGAAACTTTAGATTTGGCAAAATTAGAATCTGAGGCTTTTCTTATCGGAATATGGAAAGACTATGAAGAACTTGAAAAGTCTTTATCTATGCCAGAACTAACTGCAACAATTAAAATAAAAAGAGAATTAGATTATAATGACAAAAAGTTTACTGCTGCTATGCAAGGTGTAGATTTAGATAAAAACTCTGGCAGTGGTAATGAATGGGAAGACATGAAGGCTAGAGTTTTTAGCAAGGGAGCAGTAACAGATGGAAATGATATTTTGGCTTTACAAGGTCCAACTGCTGAAAAGGCTGGCTTTGGAATAGGAAATGGGCTTACCTATGAAGTTTATGATTAGTAAAAAATAAGCCTGTTTTATGGTATAATTAACTAAACCTTATAAGGAGGAATAAATGGCAACCGCCACTGAAGAAAAAACAGTAACTTTGATCGACGGAACAAAGATCAAGGTAAGACCACTAAAGATATCACTACTTCGTCCATTTATGAAGAAGTTTGAAGATATCGCAAAGGTAGCAGATGATAATGAAAAGTCAATGGACTTGCTTATTGACTGCGTTCAAATTGCTATGAAACAATACAAGCCAGAATTGGCAGAAGACAAGGAAGCCCTAGAAGAAAATCTAGATCTTCCAACAGTATATAAGATTGTCGAAGAGGCATCAGGCATTAGACTTTCTGATGCATCATTGCTTGGCAATCTTGTAAATAACTAAATAAAGAGGTGTTAATGGATGGCTGATGTTCAATCCAATATTAATGTAAATATTGATACGTCTGACGCTTTAGCAAGTCTAAAACTTCTACAACGCCAAATATCAGCCTTCCATACACAGATGTCAAAATCTGGTGCAGCAGCATCAGCAGTTTCAGCAAATCAAGCACAGAACTTGATGAACAGCATAAATGCTACTGGTAAATTTCAAGCATCAATGCGATCAGTTAAAACAAGTACAGAATCTTTTACAGACGCACTAGAAAAAAATAAGTTAACCTCAAGAGAATATTTTAGATACACAGGCGCAGCCACAAAAACTTTTGGCAAACTTTTTAAGTCTGAGTTTGAAACAATAAACAAGGTAGCAAGAGAACGTGTAAAAGATATTCAGACCCAGTATATTAAGATGGGTAGAGGAGCCAATGGTGCTCTTCAGTCAATTGCCGTAAGGCCACTTTCTTTAGATATGAAAAACCTTGGCACACAAACAGCCATGGCAGCCCAAAAACAACAACTCTTAAATCAACTATTAAAACAGGGATCAACCAATCTTTTAAATTTTGGTAAGAATACACAATGGGCTGGCCGTCAGTTAATGGTTGGCTTTACTGTTCCACTTGCTATGGTAGGATCAGCAGCAGCAAAAACATTTATGGCTATGGAAGAACAGGCTATCAGATTTAGACGTGTCTATGGAGACATGTTTACAACAAAACAACAAACTGATGACATGGTTAAACAGATTCAAACTCTTGCAAAAGAATACACAAAATATGGTGTTGCAGTTGCAGAAACAATGCAGATGGCAGCAGATGCAGCAGCAATGGGTAAAATTGGAGCAGACTTAACCGCACAAGTATCACAAGCCACTCGTCTTGCAGTTCTTGGCGGTGTTGAACAAGCACAAGCACTAGAAACAACAATATCTATTACAAATGCTTTTGGTGTTGCTACAGAAGACTTAACAAAAAAGATTGACTTTCTTAACGCAGTAGAAAACCAAACTGTAGTATCAATTGAAGATTTAACTATTGCAATTCCAAAGGCTGGACCAGTTATTCAACAACTTGGTGGAGATGTAGAAGATCTTGCGTTCTTCCTTACAGCAATGAAGGAAGGTGGAATTAATGCATCAGAAGGTGCTAATGCACTTAAGTCTGGTCTTGCATCTTTAATTAATCCATCTGCCAAGGCCAGTGCTTTTCTTGCAGATCTTGGAATTAACATTAAGGGAATTGTTGAAGCAAATAAGGGAGATGTCAAATCAACAGTTGTTGATTTTGCAAAAGCACTAGATACTTTGGATCCACTTAACCGTGCAAGAGCAATTGAGCAACTGTTTGGAAAATTCCAATTTTCTCGTTTATCAACATTATTCCAAAACGTAGTTGCCGAGGGTAGCCAGGCATCAAAAGTATTAGAACTTACAAAAGCAACCACAGAAGAGTTAGCAATCCTATCTGAGCGAGAATTAGCCAAGATTGAAGATACAACAACCTATAAATTTAAAAAATCAATTGAAGATCTTAAGGTAACTCTTGCACCAGTAGGGGAACAATTTCTAAAGGCTTTAACACCTATTGTTGAGTTTGCATCAAAAATTTTAGATAAGTTTAACGATCTTGGAGATGGAAGCAAAAAGTTTTTAACTATTTTTACAGTTGCAATTGCAGGCGTAGGGCCAGTACTTCTTATGAGTTTTGGTTTGGTAGCAAATGCTATTGCCAACATAATTAAACTATTTGCAGGCATGAGGGGTGGTTTTCAAAAGTTAGGATCATCTTCACAGATTCTTGGTGAGCAAACAAATTATTTAACAAAAGAACAACTTGAGGCCTCAGCAGTTGCAGCATCACTAGATCAAGTTCATCAAAGACTTAAACAAACATTTACATCAGAAGCATCTACAATAAATACTTTAACAACGGCATATCAAAGAGCAATGGTAGCCCAAAGAGCATTTGGTATGCCAGGAGCAATGAGACCTGGAGTCTCTCCTAAAAAGTTTGCAGAAGGTGGAATAATTGCTGGACCTGGAGGACCAACTTCTGACTCTGTACCGATCATGGCATCTAACGGAGAGGCAATTATTTCTGCAAAGGTTGTTGGCAAGTATCCTGGAATCGTACAGGGTTTAATTGCAGATAATATACCTGGATATAAAAAAGCAGGAGTTATTGGACAAAGTAAGAGTGTAAATGTTGGATCACAATCTTTTGGATTATCTGGTGGAAGCCAAGGAACAATAAGAGCAATACAAGGAAAAATTGATGCAAGTCTTGGACAGGTTGATGACTTAATTGGACAAGCACTTAAAAACTTAGCATCAGAAACTGAACTTACAGTCAAAAAATTTAGAAATGAAGTTAGAAAACTTGCACAGGCACAAGGGAAGACTGTAGCGTCTCTAGGGCCATCGTTTGCTTCTAACTCTGAAAAAAGAGTAGGTGGTGGTGGTGCATACTCTGCTCCTAAGTCACTTGGAAGTCCAGCAGAACAATTAAGAAGAGAGCGTGGTAAGGCTGCAGCAGCAGCAGAGATGGCCCCAGCAAGAGCATCAGCAAAAGCAATCAGACAAACAATGGAAAAATATGGTGCAACACCAGCACAAATTAAGTCTGCTACACAAATTGATAGATCACATACTGTTGCTGTTTCAAAAGAGCAGAAGGGTGTAAAGACTGGCATAAAAACTGGAATGAAAAATCCAGCATGGAGTAGCAATGTCTGGACACCACAAACTGGTGCAGAAAATAATTCAATTCTTGAAAGTCTAAAAAAGTCTGAAAAATATAGAAAAATATATCAAGAATATTTGGTAAAGACTGGCGCAACAGAAACACAGATTACATCTATTATGTCAAACATAAATAAAGGTGTTGCATTAACAGAAGAGCAGTTGTCTGTTCAGGGAAGGGCTCTTAGACAAATTGCAGTTGACGCAAAAACAAATGCTTCTATTGAAAAACAAACAAGTAGAAATTTTGTTATGTATGCAGATGCTGTTGGTCAAGGCGCACTAGCAAGAGAAAAGGTTCTTGCAAGACAGCCTCAAAAACTTAGAGATTTAACAATAAGAAATCAAAAGGCTATCCAGGCAATTGCAGATGAACTTCCAAATGCAGCAGCCTTAGCATTACAGACTAAGTCTCCATCACGTAAGATGCGTAAGGTTGGTAGAGACGCTGGTGCTGGACTTGTGTTGGGCGCTCAAGAGTATGTTGATGATGCAAGAGCAACAGGACAACAACTTGGTGCTGCAACAGTCCAGGGTACACAATCAATGGCAGCAGCATCAAGAACAGCACTATATGGAACTGGACCAGTCGATGCTTCTCAGAAATCTTTAAGACGTCAACTACAAGCACAGGAAAAGAGAAGTGCTCTTGCTCAAAAGTCAGCATACCCAGCATCAGTTATTACTGCAGGTCAAGCAAACTCTGCTAAGAAACAAACACTTTCTTCAAGAGTATCTTCATACTCTCAAAAGTTAAAAGATAGAAGAGCAGAAAGAAAAGAGTCTGGGACTGGCATGGGTGCTGGTGGAAAGATGATGGCTGCTTCTGGAGTTATGATGGGTGCTTCAATGATCCCTGGTGCAGTTGGTGATGCTGCACAAAAACTAATGATGCCAATGATGGCTCTTTCAATGATTATGCCTTTGCTAACAAGTGGTATAGGTATTGCAGTTGTTGCACTGGGAGCAATTGCTGGAGCAATTTACTACTTTAATCAAAGCATAAAGAAGGCAAGACAAGCAGGAATAGATCTTGCACAGTCAATGACCATGACATCCGAGAAACTTCAGAACCTTTCAGAGATAACTGGAAAAGTTAGTGCAACAGAGGCAGCAGACAGAAAGAGACAAAACACTTTAACTGGTGCAAGTGGAGTACAAAGAAAGTTTGGACAAAATGTTTTGGGCAGTGAATTTGGCAAAACACTTTTAGGAGATATTAAAAAGCAATCGGAATCTGGTCAAGGAATTCAGCAAATTGGTACAAACATTTCTAACAGTCTTGCCTATGCGATTATGCAGGGAATCATCACAACAGATCAAGCACGAAGCATATCTTCAGCACTTGGAGAAGAACTAAAGAGTTATGAGATTCCTGCAATTGTTAGTGGAAAGTTAACAACACTTCTTGGTCCAAATGGAGAAAATCTTGCAAAAGACCCACTGAAGATTACCCTTGCAATTCAGGAAGAATCAATGAAAAGACAGTCAGACTTCTTTAAGACTGCGCTTGAGGCATCAGTAAGCAAGACAACGTTTACAAATGTTGGCCAGGTAATAGGTGGAGGAATTCTTGCAGCAGCAGGAGGGCTAACCGCAGCATTGGCAGGGTGGACTGGCGTTGGCGCAGTGGCAGGAGTCGGTATGGCAGCAGCAGGAGCAAATTCTGTACGTGCTGGAGTATCTGATCAGAATCAAAGAACACAGGTAAATGAAAAACTTGGATCGGCAGCAATACAACTTGGACTAGAGCAAGTAACCATGAATAATGGACTTGTCGACTCACTTAACAAGCAGTATGACATCAAGGTTTCTATGGCAAAAACCGATAAAGAAATTCAGGATATTGAAAAGCAAAGAGCAGCAGCCCTAGAAACTCTTAATGCAAAAAATGCGGAAGCACTAAACCTACTTATTGCACAAAGAAATACTTTTGGCCCAGACGTATTTACAAATGGAATTAATGCAGCAGTAGATGCACTTTACAAAGAAGGACCAATGAAAGTGTTTGCAAATGAAGCCAAAAAATCATTAAATGATATTGCAGATGCAGACTTTAAGGCAATGCTTCAAATTGAGTTTGCTAGTGGCTCACTTGACCCAATTACCGTTACAAAGTTAGCAAAGAATGAAGAAATTAAAAGCAAGTTTAAATTATTAGTTGAAACTCAGGGTGCTGAAGATGCAAACCTACTTCTACAACTTTTAATGAAGGCTGGAGTTTCTGACATGAACATTCCAATCCTTATGGATATAATAAATAAAGATCCAAAGAATTTTGATAAAAATATGAATGCTATTGCAACTATTGCAAACATGCAACAAAAATATGGAATTACTATAAATCTTAATGTTAATGGTGAGTCAAAGATTAAAGAAGTTTCTGAAATAACTGAAAAACTAAAAGCAACAAAGAACAGCGAACTATCTAAAAAAGCATTCTTTGATCTTGGTGTAACTGGAAACATGACTGCAAAAGAAGCCGATGAACTTTGGAAAACACTTGTTGGAACATCTAGCACAATTAATAAATCAGTTGTCATAGATTTTGTTGCTGCTGGAGATAAAAATGTATTATCTGCCTACCTTGCAGCAAAAGGAATTCCACAACTTAGAGGTAGAGGTGCTGCTGCACAAAAGAAGAAGTACATGGCTATTGCAAAGGCTGATCTTGTTGGAAGACAGGGCAAAGTTATTGATGATAAAAAGACAATTCCTGCTGCTACAACTGGTACAGAAAAAGCCAAGATAGATTCATCTCCACTAGACGATCTAGTAAAAAGATTAAGAGATGTAAGAAAGAATCAAATAAGTCTTACACAGGGATGGGTTGCATCCTCTGCTGCACTAAAGAAACTGTTTGGTGGCAAGAAAACAATTGGAATATTTAGCGGTATTGAAAATGACCTAAGAAAAATAGGAGCAGGAGAAGATCTAATTGATCTTATAACTGGAATGACTCCAGAAGAGTATGCAAGAGAAAAGGGCAAACTGTTTGAGTTTGATGCTGATGGAAATATATCAAAACTAAAAGATTCTGCTCAGAGCATTCAAGATGCGCTGCAATCAGTTAAACTTGGAGAGTTTGTAAGCGACCAGCAAAAAATGTCAGTGCAAATGGGAAACCAAGTTCAGGCATTAAAAAGACTTAGGGCTGCAGGTATTGATGGATCTGTTGCACTTGAAGCAGTAGCAGATGCAACCTTTGCAGCAGCCATTGCAAATAAAAATCTAGATGACAAACAAATATTAGATATTGCTTCTGCTTGGAAAATAGCAACTGCAGAAAAAAGAAACTATGCAGCCATTGAGGGATTAACGGCTGAAGAGTCAGCCCTAGATTTTGAAGTTGAGGTATTAAGAAAATTAACAGAAGTCATGGGACAATTTACACAAGAGCAGATTTCTGCAATAATAAAAACTGATGCACTTAAAAAAGCACTAGTTGGTCTTTCATCATTTAAGCCAGGAGATGCTGGATATGAGCAATTCTTAAGAGTCCTTAAAAAAACATTAGAGAAAGAAAAAATTCAATTACAAATTGATGCAACAACAATTGAAGGAATGCAAAAGATTTTTGATCAAGGTTTTGCTACAGCAATGGAACAGGTTGACGTTCAAGAAAAGAAATTAACTTTAAAGTTTGATGCAGATACAGAAGGTCTACAGAATCAAATTGATGCAGCACAAGATAAAATTGATGAGGCTCAATACAGCATAGATGATAAAGAGGCAGCATTAAGGTCAATTGAAAAACAAGAACAAAAAATTAATGATAAGTATGACGAAAGAATCAAGGCATTAGATGCAGTTGAAAAAGCAAATGCTGCAATATCTGCACAGCAAAAGGGACAACTAACTCTTGCCGAAGCATTAACATCTGGAGATATCGCAGCAGCAGCAAAGGCTGCTCAAGATATGAGGGCTCAGGCAGCAGCAGATGCAGTAACAAAAGAAAGAGAAGTATTAGAAAAGTCTAGAGAAAATGAACTTTCAAAAGTTACAGAAGGTGGCAAAACTAGGAAAAAACTTGAACAAGAAATTAAAGATCTAGAAGACTATATATTTAATTTAGAAGAAAAAGATATTGAGCCAGCCCAAGAGAAAATAAGACAAGAAAATGTTCTTCTTAGAGAGCAAATGAAAGAACTTGACAAGATTAGAAGAAAATGGGAAACATATCAACAACGAATTGATGAAGCAAGAGTTAACAATGATTTAGCAAAGCAAGCAATTGCAGATGCAGAAGCAATTGTTGATCCACTTATAGAAGCCTATAAAAATCAAAAGGTAATAAAGCCAGTTGCTCCATCAGAAACACCTGGAGGTTGTGAGCCAGGATTCCATGATGATGGAACAGGAAACTGTGTACCAGATGTAGTTGACGATCCAGGACCAGACCCAGTAGCGCTAACCTTCTGTCCTTCTCTAGGTCGTCAAGTTCCAACTAGTGGATTCCCAGGTAACTGCCCAGGTGCTTCGTCATCTGGAGAGCCAAATCCTGATCCATGCCCAACAGGAATGAGAATGAATGCTGAAGGAAAATGTTACAGAATAGAAGCAGAAACTGTTGCAAAAAAGAAGGTTGTTGTTCCTCCAGCAGAAGTTGTACCAAATAAGCCAACACTAGATGAACTTCGTAAACTTGACCCAATGTGGAACAGTTCTGCTTTGCATAGACAAGAATTAGATAGAATTGCTGCAGATGCTAAAAAGAATTTAATGCTATTTGAGCAAAACATGAATGTTAGAGATGTAACAAAGAACGCTGGAAGCACTCCAGGACAGCATTTGGATAGTTTATATAAGCAACAAAATGCAGCAGCAATTCAAAATGCAATGAAGCCAACGCCAGGAATGCTTGCACAAGAAAAGGCTGTAAAAGAAGCAGCAGCCAGAGCAGCAGCAGCCAAGAAAGCACAAGATGAAGCAAACCTAAAGAAATTTGGTGGTAATGCAGCAGCAGCAAATGCATTTGGTAACTGGCCAATTAAAAAGTCAATGGGTGGATTAATTCCTAAATATTTTGAACGTGGTGGCTTTGCTGGAATGGGTGGGTCAGGAGCCCTTAAATTTACTATGGGAAGTTTTGCAAGAGGAACAGACACAGTCCCAGCAATGCTAACTCCAGGAGAATTTATTATGAGTAAGTATGCTGTAGATTCATATGGTGTAGACACAATGAGAAAAATTAATAACGGTGATTCTATTAGCGGAACAGTGTATAATAATACATATACATTAACAGTTAATGCAAAGACAGATGCAAATCCAAATGATATTGCACAGGCAGTAATGTCAACTATTAAGAGGGTTGATGATAGAAGAATTAGAGGGGTGTCTTTAAATGGTAGATGAGATAGATCCTAGGGTAACCTACATTCAGGGTCGTAGGAAATATAATAGACCTAGCGGAATGCTTTGGTCTGAGAACTCTGGAACCCTTAAAAATGGTCTATATGTTCCTAATGGATATGAAATTGGAGTAGATCCAGAAAGCGTTGAAGACCAAACACTGTTGGATCAATTTATTTTAACTACTGATGACAACAGGCAGCCACTTGAATTTTCAGAAGAAAGAATTGAAAAGCGAGAAAGAATGATTAATGGCCGTATGAGATCATATCATATTGCAGACAAACTTACGTTAACTACAAGTTGGAACCTAATTCCATCCAGATCACATGCAAACATTCCGACATTTGATACTGTTAATGGGGTTTCTCCATACAAGTCTTACACCTCTGATGGCGGAGCAGGCGGAGCAGACATGCTTGAGTGGTATGATTCGCACAAAGGTTCTTTTTGGGTATTTCTTGCATACGATAGAAAAGGTATTTTTAAAGGAACTCCAGACCCATACGAACATCTTGGGCAATATAATCAATTAATAGAAATGTTTATTACTGATTTTTCATACTCTGTTGAAAAACGAGGAACTAATTTTGATTTTTGGAATGTCTCAGTAACCCTGGAAGAAGTATAATGTTTGAAGATAAAGACCTGCAAACATTTTTAGAGACTTCTTCAACGGTACGAAACAAGTCAATAATTACAGCAGAATGGAATATGAATATACCAACCAATATAAAGCATATTGGAAATTATAGATATAGACCAACACAGGTTGACTCAGTATATTCTTCACTTCCTACAAGTTTTGACATTAATGATAGTGGAAATTTTTATACAGGAGCAACTGATGCAGATGTTCTTGTAGATGGAACGTTTGATAATAATGATATACCAACAACATTTTTAACAAAGAAAGAAAAACTAAAGACTCTTTATTCTTTAGAGGAATGTTTTAATCAGTTTAGACCAAGATCTGGAATCAATAAGGCTGTATTTTTTAAAGATAATGGGACCAAACTTCATCACCCAAATCTTTATATGGCAGATAGACCAAGATATTATATGCCAGATAAAAATGACAAGTTTAAATACTGGACATCTTATAGAACAGAAACAACCTACAAGTATGTTTACAACAACAACACCACTGGCTATGGGTCTAGCCAAACATTTACAGATATAGATGGGAAAGAAAAATTAGGAATAGCCGATACAATTTCAGAATATGGAATTGCATCTAAGGTTAGGGGTTCTCAAAATTCTATAGAAGATGCATGTCCTTTTGTAGTATATAAAGAAAAAATACCAACTAATAGAGTTGTAGTTAAGATGCAAACGCACATTGGTACAGAAAATTTAGGACCATTTTCTTCTCCAACTGGATCATTTGCAGACCCATTCTTTGGAGATTTAAATAAAAAGGTTCCTAGTAAATGGAAAATTCAATTTTTAAAAGATGGTAATTGGGAAAATATTATATCTTTTGATCCAGCAAAAACAAGGTTAGATGGAACACCAATTATTAAAAGCGATGGATATGTTGAAATTGCATATGGCCTGATAGTTCCTGATGAGTGGACCTCAAACTTTGTGTTTGCAGAAACATATACAAGCATTTCTTTGCTTCCTGAAGACTCTGTTGTTGGTTATGCTTATCTTATAAAAGAAAATGAAAATGCTTTAGGTAAATTCTATATTTGGAATGGAGTAGAATATATAATAATAACACCAAAATACGGATGGTATGTTCAAGAAGAAACAGTAAATAGATTAACTAACTTTGTTACAGATGCAACCTCTCCAAGCGTATTTACAAGATCTTTAGATGGCAAGTCTCAGTATAGAGAGTTTGAGTACATCTCTGGAGTTAGAATTGTTGTAGACACAATGAATACAAAAGATTCAACATTTGATCTTATAGAAATATCTCCCAGACTTGCTCTTAATATTTCTGACAAAACTTTAGATTATTCAATTAATAAAAGTGCTTCGGACCTTGGTATAAGCGGTTTGCCAGTTGGACAATTAATTGCTTCTAATGGAAATATAAATATCTTTGATTATGATCAAGCGTTTAATGAAAACAACTCATTAAGCATTATATCAAAATATATCAATAGACATGTTCAGTTAAAGTTTTACGAAGTTATTGTTGATGTTGATGGCTGGGATTATTATGTACCAATTAAAACATTATACTCAGATGCATTTCCAAAACAAGATCTTATGGGAAAAACAGTCTCTCTTTCTTTAAGAGACATGTACTGGTACCTAGAATCAATTGCTGCACCTCAAATATTAATGACAGAGGTTTCTGTTAGTTCAGCAGTTTCTCTTTTGCTAGATTATATTGGGTTTTCTAATTACACCTTTAAAAGAGTTGAAAATGAAAAAGAGATAATAATCCCCTACTTCTTCGTTGGTCCAGATAAAAGTGTTGCACAGATTCTTCAAGACCTAGCAATATCAACACAGACTGCAATGTTCTTTGACGAATACAATAACTTTGTTATGATGAGCAAAGACTATATTATGCCAACTAAAGAACAAAGGCCAACAACTTTTGCCCTAAAAGGAACAAATGATTTGTTTGAAAATAGAGAAATTAAAAATAAGACTCTCGATAATTCTAAGATTGCAAATATTATTTCTGTTTCTACACAACCAAACAATGTATATAATGATGGAGTAATTAACTACACTACAAGACACATACAAAGATCTGTTGGCTCTATAAGACAGGCCAGCCTTTTAGATGATGAAAGAATTTATACGTACAAGCCTGCGCTGCTGTGGGAAGTTTCTGGAACAGAAAATACAAAATCAATTAATAATGAAGTTAATACCCAATCTGCATATGTCCTCAGTGCAATACCTTTAAACTCTAATCTTTCAGCAGATGTCCCAACTGTAAAAAATAACATTGTCATCAATAATACATTTAGTCTTGGCGAAGCAGCATATTGGATTACCAGATATAATGGTTATTTTTATTCTCAAGGTGAAATTATAAGATACGATGCAGTTCAGTATAATGTTACTGGTTTTGGAAATGTATGGATAACTTCTACTGAGGATTATCAAAACTATTTTTCTAAACTACCATTCAACGGAAAGATATACCCCACTGGTCTTGTAAGAATTTATTCTGAACCAAAATATTTTGAACAGTCTGGTGTAATTAAATTACAAAATGGTGAAGTTCAAAAGCATGGTCGTGGACAGTTTGGAACTACAGTTGTAGCACACTCTGCTGGAGTATCTGATTACTGGAAGTCTGATGATAATGTTAAAGGCTGTTACATGTCTGGAGAGTATATGTTTGAAAAAAAGACTCCTCTGCCAACAACAACAGTTAGTTCAGCAGGTAAAACAACAGATGAAAATATATCGTCTGATGCTTTAGCAAGAACATCTTCTAGAACTGGACTTATTAAAAACTTTATGTCTACGGTGATGGCTGGCGAGATAACAACTGCTACACAACCAAGACCAGGATCTGTTCAGTCTTCGGCACTTTCTTTAACTGGACCTAATTTTACAACAAAAGAAAAACCAAGAAACTTTATATCTTATGTTCATAAATCTCTGTCAGATACCAAGTATAAGCATTTTGGAACAAGGGTTAGAATCGTTGGTAAAATAGAAAGCAGCAAAGACTCAGGACAAACTGCTAACGGAGCATTTAATTTTTATGTTGTAAATGGATCAACACCAGACAAAAATATTAATGTTACAGGTGGGTCTGCTGGTATAGCAGTAATGCTAAACACCGCAACAAATGTTGGATATTACTTTGAAATCGGGGCACTTGGAATAGATAGTTTGTCAGAAGAAGATAGACAAAGTATTAGCAATGTGTTCTTTTATAAGATAAAGTCAGACAATGGAAAAGCAATTCCAATTGTTTTGTATGATAGTATTGCAAAAATAACAGTAGACGATGGAAGATTTACTGGACAATCAAGAATGTTTGCAGAGGAAAATCCAACGGTATATGACTTAGCAGTAGAATATGAAGACATAGGAAATACAAGAAGATTTTATTTATACATTAATGGCAAAATGATAAAGACAGTTGATGATACAGATCCTCTTCCAGTATACTCTAGCCTTGCACTATTTACTAGAGGTTCAACAAAAGCAATGTTTGAAAATGTTTATGCTTTATCAAATAACTATTCTCAAAATACTTCATTCTCTTTAGACGCTCCAGTTAACTCTGTTTTTGGAGATAATGAAATAGATGCAAATGAATCATTTAGGAAATATGCTATAAGTGGATTAGTTCAAAACACATACCTTTCTGGTATTGGTTCTTCAGAACCTCCAAAATATAAAATATATTTTGAAGAGTTTGGAAGCATAATGAGAGAAGCAGCATCGTTTAATTTTAAATATGATAAGGCTTACCCAGCATTAACTGCAAAAATTTCTCCAACCTTTAATAATATGAAAGGCTATGTTGTTTCTGGATTTAGAGCAGGATCTTATGGTGCAGAGTTCTTGATTTTTAATGCGACAGATACGGCTCTTAGTTTAGATGAGACAAGCGGAAACTATTTAAGAATTCAAGGAGTTACCTTTACTCAGCAGTCTAACAACAATCTAACAGTTGATGAGTATTTTAAAAAGAATAGTACTGAATCAAATCCACAGTTTGTAGCAGATAAGTTAATTTCAAATCCTTTTAAATTTAAACAGGACTATCAAGATATTAAACTTAGCAGAATGACATATGGCAAAAAAGATTTTTCTTTAGAAACTCCATATATTCAATCACAAGATGAGGCATCAAATTTAATGAAGTGGATGATTGAAAAAACTACAAAGCCAAGAAAGTCTGTTGGAGTTAAGATATTTTCAATACCAACAATTCAACTTGGAGATATAGTTAGTTTAGACTATAAAGAAAATGAAATAAATATGGTATCAAATCCATTAAACAGATTTGTTGTGTACAACATTGAGTTTACAAGAAATTCAGATGGTCCAGACATGACAGTATTTTTAAGTGAGGTGGTTTAATGTCAACTCCAATTAATGGCGGAGCAGATGCAACTGCAGCACTTCCAACACCAAGAATAGAAATAGACAATACTTCTGTAAAGATTGCAACTCCAGACCTAATTCTTTTTAATGATGAGGTTATGGATATTGAAACAATGACAGATCTTGTGTTTGAGGATATAGGTGGATACGAACTTGCCACTATATCTAGACATGACTTAATTAATGGTCAAAAGGTTATTTACTCTCCAATTAAAAATTTAACAGATTTGTATTTACAGTATAATCCAAACAATGTATTAAGGTTACAGTATTCTGACTCATATTTTAAGTCTTTGTCATTGTCTATTTTTGATCATTTACCAGTTTGTGGAACGGGATACGACATATCTCCACCTGCAAATAATCCAGGCGAAACAGATAAAACTAAATGGACAAAGACTCCAAATTGCAAATCGGTATACATTGACCCAATAACAGGAGACCTTGTTATTAATTTAATTAATGTTAAACAAAATGAGCAGGTAGAGGTACAGATACTTACTAGTGGAGACATTTTTAGTGATACAATATATGGTGGGAGTAATTAATGATAACTAATATAGGTAAAAATCTTTTAGCCAAGTATCTCGTAGGTCAGACACAATCATATGCATCACACATTGCTGTGGGCTGTGGACCTAATCCAGTGCCTTCTGATGGGGTCCTAGGAGACTACTCACTAAAGAAATCTTTGGACTTTGAGATGTTTCGTGTGCCAATTATATCTAGAGGTTTTGTAAATGAAGACGGTCTAGATAAGGTAGTCCTAACAGCAGAATTACCAACAGAAGAAAGGTATGAGATTACTGAGGTTGGTATATTCTCTGCTGCATCAAACCCAGTTGCTGGATCTTTTGATAGCAGAAATCTTTATTCCTTTGCAGACACAGATAATTGGTTATATCAGCCATTTGGGTCTGCAGCCATAGACATTCCAATAAGGTATGAACCACTTGATGGTGAGTCTGAAAATGGTATTATAAATCAAACAGTAAATGTATTTGCAACAAATGCAGACAATAGAATATTTACTCATTCAGATAGAGTGGCAAGAAATGAAAGATGTAGGTTCTTAAATAATATTATTGCTATTGTAGGAAACGACTCTACACTAACACGTAATCAGTTAGGTAAACTACAGGTTGGTTCTGGATCTAAATATATCAGACTAAATGAAACAGCAATTGATCTTACAAAAAACAGTCCTTTAGATGAACTAAGGTTTGCTTTTTCTGTTGTTAATAAGGTTGCTAATTCAAACACAGTTCCAGACAATGTTAAAATATTATTAGAGTTTTCTTATATTGGAACAAACTCTGCACAAGAGTATGCAAGATTTGAAATAGATATTGATGACGAAGCATATCTTGCTGGCACAGCAGACGATGTATTTGATTTTTCTCAAAGCAGATATATTGTTTCAACAAAAGCACTTAAAGATTTAAATAAAACAGATACTTTTGATTGGCGAGAAGTTACTGTAGTAAAAATATATGCATGTGTTACTGAGGCTGGATTGCCATCAGATTTATTTTATGTTTGTCTAGACGGCTTAAGATTAGAAAACGTAACATCAACTAATTCTTTATATGGGCTAACAGGATATTCAGTAATTAAAAACGCAGGCTCAAGACCAATTATAAAATCAGCAAATACAACAAATTACATTGAGTTTAGATTTGCACTGGATGTTGGATAATGGCAGACAAAGGAATTAAAAATGTTGTTATTAAAAAAGAATTACTAGGAAAAGTAACATCATCAAACTCAAGAGTTGTTAGATTTAGAATTGTTTCAGAAGACAAGAATAGAAAATCAGCATACTCAAAAATATTTATTACTGGTTCAGAGGCTGTAATTATTGGTCCAGGAGATATAAACATTATCGGCAACAGTGTTTTTGTAAATTGGTCAACTGGGCAGGTTTCAATACAGATAGTTTATGATATTTTTGCAGGATTTGACGGAGCAACGCCATCATATATAGGATCTACTGGATCACAGAGTTATTCTTTTTTAAAAAATGGAACACAGTCTGTAAGAGTAATTGTACAAGCCTCATCAATAGTGCCAAAACTTACAGAGTCATTAGAGGTTTATGATTCTGGAATTGTAAGTCTGGTATAATTATAGTATGGCAATTTTACCTTTACCAGAGCGTGGTCAGCCACTAGATGTAACTTATATATATCAAATTGTTCAATCTGTTAATGAACTATACACACAGGTTGCCCCATCTAAAAGAGGGTATCTTATAGTTGATACAGATAGAAATGGCCCACAAACTGTAAAAACTTCAGAAGCAAGCGTAATTGGTGGATATGAGTTAGTGTCAACATCTTCACTACAAACAGCAGGAAGTTCTTTGCCATGGTCTCATGACTTTGAAAAAGAGTTTAGGTATCCGCCAATAGTAACAGCAACAGCATACAATAAAGGTACCAATGATTCTGGAAAAGATGTTACAGTGACTATAAATAGCATAACAACCTCAAAAGTAGAAGGAACCGTAAAGTTTAATCTTGGAGGAGAAACTACAATGGGTATTAACGTAATAGCAGTTGGAATACCAAACTCGTGATAAAATGCAAAAAATGTAATGGAAGAATGTTTATAGATAGACAGTATACAGAAATAAATAATCTTGAATTATATTGTATTCTTTGCGGAGAAAGAAAATTTTTTCATCCACCTAGTAATTCTCAGGAGGGCCAATGGTTACTAAAAAAGGAACAATTGAGAGCGAAAAATACAATGAGTCACCTGTAATACCAGGTAATAAAAAAGTTTGGTTTCTTAATGGAGACCTAGTCAGAATACATCACTACAACCATTCTAATGGAATCATGTCTGTTTATAACATTAATAAAGATCAAATTGAAAGTTGTTTAATTAATGATTTTAAAAATAAAAGAGAACGAGCATACACAGTAGGTCAGACTGCTGATTTAGTTAATCGTCATAAAAAGTATATGCCGTCTCTAATGAAAAGAGGAATTATTCCATTTCCAACTGGATCTCAAAAAGGTGGAGCAAGAGGTTTTCAGGTAAGATCATATTATTCAGAATCACAAGTAAAAGAGATTCGTGATATACTTGCTTCATACCATATTGGCCGACCAAGAAAAGATAAGTTAATTACTAATGATATTACGCCTAGTAAACAAGAGTTGACACGAAGAATGGGCGATGGTATACTTACATATAGGAGAACAGAAGATGGGCGATTCATTCCAATTTGGAACGAATCTATTTAACGAAGGGTATAAAATGGAAAACGAAACAACTAAAGTATCAGTAACATTAGGATACACACTTAATCTAGGAAATTTTCAGTCGCTTAGACTTGATTTAGGTGTTGTAGATTCTCGTAAAAATGGCGAAACTGTTGATCAAGCCTTTGAGCGTGTCTACAAGTTTGTTGAAGATAAACTTACAGATAAAATTAAAGAAGCACAAGAAGAGGCTGCTGAAGGATAATGGCAGAACGCAAAGACCGTATGGCTTTGCTTTCAAGATACAGCAAGTATCATACCGCAA